CAACCCGATTTGTGGGACGTGATCACCGAGCGCGTGCAACGCGGATTTATGGGCGAGTTGGCTACCGCCGCCTATTTGCGTGCACCATACGAATGGCGGCTACAAACGTACGAGAAAAACGGCACCGACGTGGACGGAATACAAGTACGCACCACCGACAATTTGCGCAAACGCTTGATTACGCACGAATACGATCCACCCGCCCCGTACGTGCTCGCGGTAGCGGACTACGGCACCCAAACCGTCATTTTGCGCGGTTGGCTACACCTACGCCATTGCAACGTGCGTGAACATTGGCGCACCGACGTAGGCGCACCCGCCTATTTTGTGCCGGCCACCGCGTTGCACCCCATGGCTACGTTGCGTCAGTATTACCAACAAAGAAAGCGACGGAGTGCGTAATGGCGTACGAATTGAACGGCTACGTGGACGTGGCCACCCGGCTACGAATGGCACTAAAGGATTGGCCGCAATTGCGGATTCAAGAAACGAGTTGCACACTCGAGCAAGTGGGCGAGCAACAATTCCTTATTTGCGTAGTGACGATTTGGCGTGACGAACGGGACGCGGTGCCCGTCATTGCGTCCGCCGCCGAACCAATACCGGGCCGCACACCATACACGCGCCTAGCGGAACGCATGGTGGGGTTCACGTCGGCGTTGGGCCGCGGTTTGGGGTACATGGGTTACGGCATTGAAAAGGCCATTGCGTCCGCCGACGAGGTAGTGCACCGCAAAGACGCGGACGAGCAACCCCGCGTTTCTGATCGTCAAGCGTTCGCACGTCAAGCAAAAGAAACGCAACGCGTTGTCGAGACTCAACAAAACGACAAACGCCGCATGGCCAACCCGGACGCACCGGCCACACCGCCGCAACTCAAAATGGTAAAAATGCAAGCAACTAAGGCCGGCATTGCGTCCGAGGACGAGTTGGCGTTAGTGTGCGCCGAAACGTTGGGAGACGGTGCGACGGTGGACAAATTGACTAAGGGACAGGCCTCGCAACTCATTGAGGAGTTGTTGCGCCGTGTTGCGGACAAACAAAACGAATTGCGCGAAATCGAGGAACCGTTTTAGTGCTAACGGTTGGTTCATTGTTTAGCGGTATTGGCGGGTTGGATTTAGGATTGGAACGCGCTGGGCTAAAAGTAATTTGGCAATCTGAAATAGATCCGTATTGTTGTAAGGTTCTAAAAAAACATTGGCCCGAGGTACCGAACTATGGCGACATTACAACAATTGAATGGGCAACAGTCCAACGCCCTGACGTTATTTGCGGTGGATACCCATGCCAACCCTTTAGCGTCGTCGGAAAACGACATGGCGCAAATGATCACCGCCATTTGTGGCCATTCATGTTCAACGCCATTCGCGATTTACGACCAAAATACGCAATCTTGGAAAACGTACGAGGCCACTTGTCTCTTGGATTTGGAACCGTTCTTGCAGACTTGGCCGCAATCGGGTTCAATGCAGAATGGCGAGTGTTACGAGCAACCGACGTTGGCGCGCCACACCGACGAGAACGAGTGTTTGTCGTGGCCTACTCCGACGGCCTCAAATTGGCTAACGACAACCACGGTGCACAACACGCGGACGCGTCTAAGCAACGGGCAAAAGTATTCGGCACGCTTAGTGCAAGCGTTGGCATTGCGAGAACCAACGGCCATTGGTTACGTGAACCCCGAGTGGCTCGAGTGGCTAATGGGGTTCCCAACCGGGTGGACAGACTTAGGGGATTAGGTAACGCGGTTGTGCCGCAAATTGGAGAATTATTAGGACGTTGCATAAACGACAATTGAGGTAGGACCGTTTCACGGTTGCGTCCGCCACGCGTATAGGCGGTGTGGGTGAAAATCCCCGTGGCCTAACCCGCCATAGTTCGCCCGTTAGACAGGCCGGGCAAACCCTTGTCCACAAGTTGGGGACAGGGTGTGTGTGATCCGTGCATGAACAACGGACGGGTGGTGCCCGGGGGCCGTCCGCCTAAGAATTACACGCGCCAAGTACCGTAGAACAAACACGCAAATGAAACGACACCAACACGCCCGAACACGTTTGAGTGCTCGAGCAACACAAACGCAAGCAAGGCGCGCACGCGCCGCGCTAGCCGGGGGTGCGGGGGTGGTGCCCCCGCAATGAGACACCATGCCTAAACGCACCGCCAACGCCGCCTACCGAAAACGACGCGCCGAACTACTACGCGAAAAACCGTTATGCCATTGGTGCAAACGTCGGCCCGCAACTGAGGCGGATCACTTGGTGCCATTCGACATTGCGGGAGACGACACCGAGTTGGTGCCCGCGTGCAAACCGTGCAATAGCCGTAGGGGTGCGGAATACAAGGCAAACAAAATCCGACGAAATACAAAACGCACACAACACGCGGGCCAAACACGCGTTCGCAAACCCCCAAACACACGTTCACGCCCAAACCCGCATGAAATAAGGGAAACAGTTTTTTTTGAGAGTAAACCCTTGCCCCCGCGCCCAGTCTTGCGTGTATCCCGCAAGACCGAACCAAAACCGGTTCAAGCTCGGTCCAAATCCGACGAAATGAGAATGGCCCGCCCGCGATTGGAAACGGCCACGCCGGCCAAATTTCAATCGCACGGTTCCGACGTTGCGAAATGGGCCAAAACGCATTTGGGTGTGGATCTCATGCCGTGGCAACGGCACGTGGCCGATTGTTTGTTGGGGCACCGTAAAGGGACGTGGCTAAATCGCATTGGTTTAGTGTCGGTTGCTCGACAAAACGGCAAAAGCATTTTGTTGCGTGCAATCTTGGGGTGGTATTGCACCGTGTACGCGGCCAAACAAAACCGCCCGCTATTGGTAATCACCACCGCCCACAAACTCGATCTAGCGGTGTCGTTGTTTCAGGACGTGGCCCCAATGCTCAAAGAAAAATTCGGGGCAACGGTAAAGTATTCCTACGGGCGGAACGAACTACGTCTAGGTAATTGCACGTGGGTTGTCCGCGCCGCCACCCCGTCCGCCGGCCACGGATTGTCCGCCGATTTGTTGCTAGTGGACGAGGTGTGGGGCGTTTCGCAAGAGGCATTGGACGTGGGTTTGTTGCCTACGCAACGCGCAAAACCAAACCCATTGTGCGTAATGTTCAGTACCGCCGGCACCGAGGATTCCGCCGCCATGTTGCGTTGGCGCGAGCAAGGCCTACGCGCCATAGACACCGGCACGGACGCCGGGTTGTACCTTGCGGAATACTCACCCCCGCCAGATCTGGACCCCATGACGCTCGAGGCGTGGCGGTACGCCAACCCCGCATTGGGTTACACAATCACCGAACAAACCTTGCACGTTGAGGCCGCCGCCCCGAACCGTGCCGCGTTCCTACGCTCAAGCGTGAACCTATGGGTGCAATCGGACACCGGGTGGATTCAACCCGGTGTGTGGGCTGGCAACGCCACCGGCGACAAACCCGCCCCGGGCGGTGTGCTCGCGGTTGAGGTGTCCATTGACGAGGGCCGCTATTGCGCGGTGCGCGTCAATCACGCACCCGACAACAAAGTGATAGCCACCGTCGAATTCGTGGTGGACACCATGGCCGAAACGTGGCGGCGCATTGAGGCAATGGCGGCGGCGGACCCCAAATTGGTGTTGGCCGTTACTCCCACGTTGGATTTGCATTGCCCGTTGGCGTTGCAACGCCGCCGCGTAATTTGGGGCTACCAAGAGGTGACGCGGTACACGGCGGCGGTGCGCCAAATGATTCTCGAACGTCGGTTGTTGCACACCGGTGAAACCATGTTGGCGGAACACGTCGGGCGCGCCGTAGCGGGCCGCACCAACGGCACCATTTCGTTGTCGTCGCAACGATCACCCGGCCCAATAGAGCTTGCCCGTTGCATGGTTGCGGCGTGCGGGTTGTTGGTGCACTCAAGACAACCGGCGGGCCGTCCCGCATTTGCCGCCGTTTCACTACCCCGTGCGGGTTAGTGTTGTCGCATGGCATTGTTCGGTAAGAAAACCACGGACGCACCCAAGGCGGCGATAGGTGCGGCGCGTGGATTGACGCCCGGCGGCCTCAACCCGGGCGCGTCAATGATCGACAAATTTACGTTCTACACGGCGGATCCGAGCGTCGAGGCCGCGCTACAAGTGCCGACGATTTCTCGGGCGCGTGATCTCATTTGTTCAATGGTTGGTTGTTTGACGTTGCGCCAATTTACCTACCAATGGAACGGCGAACGAATGGAACGCATTTATTTGCCACCGGACACGTGGACCATGCAACCAGACCCGAACGTGACGCGCAATTTCATAATGGCAAACACGGCCTCGGACCTACTCATGTTTGGGCGCGCATTTTGGGCTATCACCGAACGATTCGGTAACGGTTTCCCGTCGGCGTTCACGTGGTTGCCGGCGCAAAACGTTTACACGCTCGATCAGTCCGGGCCGCAATGGTTCGGACCCTCAAACGAAATAACGTTCCAAGGCGCACCACTCGAAACCAACGACGTGGTGCAATTCCTTAGCCCGAACGGCGGATTGATTTACCAAGGCGTGTCCGCAATCACCACCACGTTGCGATTGCAACGCGCCGCCGAACGATTCGCAACGAACGAAATACCTAGCGGCTACCTCAAACAAACCGGTGGCGAACCAATGAACGCGCAAGATCTTGCGGACATGGCGGCGGCGTTCGCGTCGGCCCGCCAACAATCCACCGTCGCGGCATTGAACGAATACGTGGACTACAAAGAAACCTCGCACAAACCCGACGATCTACAATTGGTGCAATCACGCGAATTTATGGCGTTGGAAATGGCGCGACTAGCGAACATTCCGCCGTACCTTGTCGGCGTCTCGGTGCCGGGCTACACGTACCAAAACGCCGATAGTGCGCGCTATGACCTATGGCAATTCGGGGCCAAACCACTAACCGATTGCATACAAGAAACGTTGAGCATGAACAACATTTTGCCGCGAGGCCGCTACGTCGAATTTGACGTGGACGCGTACCTCGAGGAAAACGGAATGGCCTACAACGAAAGCGACGACAACGGAACGGCGGGTGGTGCGCCCAACGTCGCGGGCGTGCCACCCGTTGCAACACCGGCGCGTGTAAAGTAGGGCCATGATCCGTTTCACCGCGTCCCCCGTTGCAATCTCCGCGCAAGAGGGTGAGGGCCGGCGCGAGATCATGGGCGTGGCCGCCCCGTACAACGTCGAGGCCACCGTGTCCGACGGAACAACCGTCAAATTTCTCCCTGGTTCGTTACCGGTGGACGGCCCCGCCCCAAAACTCATTCAGGATCACGATTTGACGCGTGCAATCGGTGTCGTTACCGAACGCACCGAGGACGAAAACGGCGTGTATTTCGTGGCAAAAGTAAGCAAAACCGCCGCCGGTAATGACGCGCTCGAGCTCGCCAAGGACGGCGTACTAGACGCCGTAAGCGTCGGCGCAGAACCCATTGATGCCGAATACGACGACAACGGCGTGTTGGTTGTTGCTAATGCGCGTTGGGTTGAACTATCGTTGGTTCCGTTGGGGGCATTCCCTCAAGCAAAGATCACACAAGTAGCGGCGGCAAAAGAAAAGGAAAACAACATGAGCGAAATTCAGAACGCAAAAGTTGAAACCGTCGCGGCACCCGTCGAGGTGCCCGCCGCCGCACCAACCGCCCCGGTGTGGGCCGCCGCGTCACGCGAGCGTGAATTCCCGATGCCGTCCGCCGCCGAATACCTCGCCGCGTACCACGCGGGTGGCCAGACGTGGCAGAACGTGAACGCCGCGTACAAACAGAATGTTGCCAAGAGCCAGACCGCCATTCAGGCCGCGCTTGCGCAAGATCTCACCACCGACACGCCCGGCCTGTTGCCAACACCCGTCCTTGGCCCGGTGTTCGTGGGCAAGAACTACGTTGCCCCGTTCCTGACCGAGGTTGGAACCCGCGCCATGCCGAACGGCAACGGCAAGAGTTTCATTCGTCCGACGTTCTCGCAATACACGTCGCAGGCAACTCAGACCGAGGGCCAAGCCGTGTCGAGCACCAAGGCGATCATTGCCTCGAACTCCGTCACCCGTACGACGATTGCGGGCGGCGTGTTCATTTCGCAACAGGACATTGATTTCACGGACCCGGCGGCACTCTCCGCAATTCTGGACGATCTCGCCGGCGAGTATTTGATTAAGGCCGACGACGTGGCCGTGGACGCTTGCGTGTCCGGTTCAACGAACCTTGGCCAATGGGACGGCACCCCCGAGGATTTCATTTTGTTCCTCTACGGCGCGGCCCGCGACATTTCCAACGGCACAAACTTGTTCCCAACTCACATTGTGATGGGGCCGGACTCATGGGCCAAGATTGGTTCGCTTGTCGATCAGGACAAGCGTCCGGTGTTCCCGGCAATCGGTGCCCCGAACTTGTTGGGCACCAACACCATGGGCGCGGGCAACGTCACCAATTGGACCACCACGAACCCGTTGGGACTCCGCACCATTGTGGACTCGAATTGCGCCGCCAAAACCATGGTGGTGTTCCACGGCCCCGGCATGGAGATCTACCAGAACATTCGCGGGATCATGACGAAAGAGGATCCGGAATTGTTGGGCCGTAATTTCACCTACTACGGCTACCTTGCAACGTTCGTGCCCAAGGCCACGTTGTTGCAAAAGATTACTTGGGTTTGATCGGTAGGCCCGAGTGGCCGTTTACACGATCACGTCCAAGCAACTAACCGGCAATTACGCGGTATTGCAAACCCTTACCGCTAATGAAATAGCGGTTGGGCAATCGATTACCGTTGCGGGTTTGTCCGGGTTCAACGGCACCTACGTTGTTGTTGCGTTGCCGCAATACGAATTCACGGGCACGAACAATGCGGGCGATTTGGTGTTTAACGATTCCGTATTGATTCCTAACCAAGTAATGTTCGCGCTAACGGGTTCGGACGTGACGCGCACGAGTGCCGCCGGCACAATCACGTACACCATTACGTGCACGTGGGCCACCAAGGCCGACGTTGAGGATTGGTTGGGGTTCACTACCACGGTTCCCTCGAGTGATAACGATTTGTTGGTGATTGCCGTTGCGGCGGCGAACGCGTGGGCGTATCGCAAACGCCAAGAGGCCGGCTACTTTGATTCACTCACTACGGTGCCGTCTCAGGACGTTTTATTGGGCACGATTATGTTTGCCGGGGCGTTGTACCGCGAGCGCGGTTCTATTGACCAATACGCGAGTTTTGACCCGTTGGCCACCGGCACCCCGGCCACCGGTTCCATGGGCCAGATAATGCGCCTATTAGGGGTGAACAGGCCGGCAATCGCATGACGGCCACCGTAAACGCGTTCAAACTCGGTTACGACAACGTAGTGGACAAACTACAAACCATTACCGGGTTGCGGGTGTTTGACGATCCGCGCAACCTCAACCCGCCGTGCGCGTTGGTGGACGCCCCCACCATTCGCATGAATAGCAATTTGGTGTTTGACATGACGTTTAGCGTAAAAATCATTGGCATAGGGCCGGGCGACTACCAAACCTTGTCCAAGTTGCTCGAGTTGGCAGACTTGGTGCGCCGCGCCCAAATCGGCCTCACCGACGTGCGCCCAACCGTAACTACGATTGGTTCGCAAGAATACGCAAGTTACGAACTCACCATAGGGGCGAAAATCGGGCCATGAAATACACCGTGAAACACGCATTTGCCGACAGGCAACCCGGTGACGTATTTGAGGCCGGCACATTGTCCGAGGTGGACGTGGCCTACCTATTGCAAACCGGTGCGATTGAGGCCGACGAATCCGCCGAACCGACACCGAAACGTGCTAGAAAAGTACGTAGCGAAAGCGAGGAATGACCCATGGCAATGCCCCAGACCGTTTACTACTCCGCACCCGAGGTAAAGATTGGTGCCGCGTCCGGTTCGTCGGTGGATCTCTCCGAGTTCGCCAAGAGCGCGGTACTGACGCGACAGGCCGACGCTTTGGAATCCTCGAGTATGGCCTCGCGGGACCGTTTCTACCAAGCGGGCATGAACTCGAACCAATTCGTGGTTACGTTCAATCAGTCCTACGAAACGTCCGAGGTTTACGCAACGCTTGCGCCGCTAGTGGGCACGCAATGCTACGTCGAGTGCACACCCGTGGACGGCACCGGCGTTTCGGCAACCAACCCGAAATTCAGTCTCACCAATACCTACCTCGAGGCAATGGACGTGTTGGCCGCAAACCTCGGTGAATTGGGCGAGGTGCAACTCACGTTCACCGGCGGAACCTACGCCGCCGCAACCT